CTCTTTCGTAAATTCAATCGGTGTATTTGCTTTTTTTAGATTTGGATTACCAAGATAAACTTCACTCATTATATTAAAAAAATTATATTATACTCTAACACCAAATGGATTATTTGGTGTACCAGATTTTACTGAACCTTTTCCAACTCCAGCTGCATTCTTGTAGTTAGGACCAGCTATGACATCTGCTGCAGCACCTGTTGCAGGGGGAGTCTTAAATAATGGTTTATCGTGAGAAGCAATCTTATCCTTTTGTTTTTTTACTTTGTCCTTTAATAATGTTGCTTCTATAAATTGATTAAATGTTTTCATCAGCAGTTCCACCTTCTAAGTGCCTTATTAATTCTTGAATCTGGATCTCTTGCAGTTTTTGCAGATGTAAGTCTCTTCTTCATACCTTTCATTCTTCTACAGAATGATAATCTTCTCTTTGCATCTTTAGAACCTTTCTTTAGTTTCTTTGGATCTTTTGTTACAGCAGTTTTTAATTTAGAACCAGGATTCTCACGACGATATGCCTTAACTGCCTTTTTACTTAAACCATCAGTCTTATCTTTACGATTAACCTTCTGCCAATCTTCACCTAAATCATCTCTCCAGTCAGAATGCTCTTCTTTAATTGGTTTTGGTTTGATAACATCTACTGTTTCGATTTCAGTAAATTTAATATCATCTTTATTCCAATCTTGAACAAGTAATGCTTCATCAGCAATATTCTCATTCATTTTTTTCTTTTTCTTTTTCTTCTTTTTATCCATAACAATTTTAGTTGCGATTGCATACTTCACATTCTTATCACCATATCTATCTTTCATATCTTTGGTGCTAATTGCATCAGCAATCTCATCACGTTTTTTGATATCTTTTTTTGTCATCTTTTTTTCAACCAATTCACCTTCTGGTTGATAAGATGCACCTAAAAAATTATCACGATATCTTTTTAACATACCAGGTGTCATATTAGGATCTTTTTTTCTTTTATTATTGATTTTACCTGGCACCGCATTCTTTAGCAATACATCGAGTGGTTTGACATCTGTAGTTTCTTCCAAAGAAGGAGTTTCGACCTCTAACTCCTCCTTCTTAGTCTTTTTTACGCAGTTTGGATACCTCTTACCAAACATTGTTTTCATACCCTTCTTCTCATACCCCTTCCAACACTTTTCATCAAGTTCTTGTCTCCAATCACTTTTATTCTCTTTTATTTCTTCATCCTCATGAGGAACAGTATTTCCATCAGCATCTTTCTTATGATGCTCGACTATCTCATCTCTCCAACGATGATGTGGTGTCTTATAAACCTTTGCTTCATATTCAACCTCTTCCTTACGACTATTACCCCAGTTTGCAGCACCAACTTTACGACACTTCACCAATGCACCAGATGCATATGCACTTGGCCAGACTGAATATCTTGACTTGACTTTATGATAGCAAGCATCTTTCTTACCACTGCCTTTACCCTTTCTATCCTTTGCTTCTGAGATATGATTGTGACACTCACATTCACAATCATCACAACTTTCACCACACTGTTGACATCCTTCTTCTAATATTGCATCTCCAACCACTACACCATTCTCTGCAAACCAACCACGATTTACTTCGATTGCATATCTTATCTTACCATCAGGATATACAGGAATCACACTGTGTGGATTTAATTCTTTTATACTTTCTATTCTACCCTCTTCGTTTATAAATGCTATATCAAGAGGTATAAAAGTATTCTTCATATGGAAAGAATGATGATCTGTATCCTCAAATATAAACAACATCCCTCTATCTTTCTCTAAACTTTCACGGAACATTAAACCCAATCTAAATTCAGCGTCGTTCTTTGGTACTTCAAGCATAAGAGGCAATGAAGTAAATTCAGTTTCGTCTTTCATGGTCTTTTTCTTTTTCTTTTTAGGTTTATCAGTTGAAACATAAGTTGGTTTTGCAGCACCAGATTTTTGTTGTTGACCTGGATCTGCTTTTTTCTTTCTTCTTGCTGCTGATAGTCTCTCTTTCTTACTCATACTTGCTCTCTTTGCAGAAGATACACACTTTGGAGTACCCTCACCTGGTTCGTCACTAGCACAAGTACCACCAGTAACAACATTTACCCATCCACCTTTACCGTCCTTGGATTTAGAACCCTTGAACCATTTGTGAAGTGAACCTTCCTTCACCTCTTCTTTATCTGTCATGTAATCAGCAGCGGTATCAAGATAATCAGCTGCCTTTGTGATTTTAGACTGAACCCATGCTTTGACATCACCTTCACCATCACCAACTTTCTTTTTGATTTTTTTCGCAGCAACCATAATATTATCAGTTTGACGACGAATCATTTCATATTCGTGATCACCCTTCTTTTCTTCATTCATTGCTTTGGTCTTCTTTTTCATTGAGTTGATGTATTTACGAAAGATTGCGGCTTCAGCGGTCTTACCCATCACCCTCGCTCTTTGTTCCATAGCAATCGCTGCTTGGATTTTATGAGCATGTTTTCTACTTGATTTACGAATTTTTGCCACACTCGCTTTCGCAGTTGCGACATCCTTAAAACCAAGTCCATGAATAGTTCCTTTAGGATCTTCATCTGTATATAAATCGCTATGTTTTTTAGACTTAGCAGGTTGACCTTTTTTACGAGGAATGCGAGGATTTGATTCTTCGTTTACTTTTTCAATGTAATCCGCTTGTTTTTTGTGACTCTTTACTGATTTTCTAAGTTGCTTGACAATCTTAGTCAGTTTTTTGTCCTTCCCCTCATTCATCTGTTTCTTCTTACCCTGACAATGTGCTTTCTGACTAAACCCTTTTGGATTATCACAGTCAATTGACTTTTTATATTTGTCAGACCAACCTTCTTTAACAAGGAAACCATCCTCACGCATTTTATATCCGTCAGGAATCGGTTTACACTTCTTATCGTTGTTGCAGTAATAAAATCCTTTTTTGCAGGACTTTTTGCCCATTATGATTATTCAGAGTTATTACTATTTAGTATTCCATCTTTTAACATTTTTGACAATTCACTCGTTGAACCAACAAATAATGCATTGTTAGTAACTGTGCTTTGTTTTTTAGGATTATCTTCATCAATCTCTTTTAATTTCTTATGTAAGTCTGCTAACTTATCTGTGGTGTCTGCAACACTTTTAATCAATTGTCCAGCAACCTCATATGCTCTTGGACTTGCAGTTTCACCAGCAACTTCCATAATACCATTTATTGCCTCTTGACCCTTTTCAATCAAAGAATATAAATTACCTCTTGTATAATCATAATCCTTACTTACATCATCAGTAAGTTTTTGTATTTGACTTTTTCTCTGCTCTTCTTTTACAATGTCAGTTTCTTCAACTGGATCAGTGTTAAAAGTATCATTCAATGAGTCATAAGAGTTTTTCATGATTAGATATCTACTTTTCGAGTAGGACTAAAATCTTTTCCATCAGCAAAGAACGAACGTGTCTCCGTAAATCCAAAGTCATCACCAGGTTCAATGAATGGTTCATCTTTAGTATCTATAACATTATCTTGATTATAATCCTTTTTCGCCTTTGGTACGACAGTATATCTTTGTACCCTCTTTGCTGTTTGTGTATTTGTATCTGCATAGTAATCCAATTGAACCTTACGAATAAGTCCTTCAGGAGTATTGGCAATATGTCCAAACATAAATGTTTTTGCAGTGAAAGATAATGTGTATATGAGTGCTCTTCTTGTAGAAAAATCTCCTTCATAGTCATCTTGTTGATTGATTGAGTTTAATATCATCGGCACATCTCTCTTTTCACCGATTGATTTGACTAAATCGATTGATAGTGTAAAACCAGGTTGAAAGAATGGTAAAATTTGTTCTAATATTTGTAATCCATCATCTTGTAATTTACATAAAATATTTAACTCAAATCCTAGATTATAAGGCACGGGCATAAAAACTTTTTTTAACTTATCACCATCGTCTGCGTCTGTTGCCTTAAATGTTTGTGTAATACCTGCCTTTCTTGTAGCATCATAATTGATACTAGTAATCTCAAATGACATACGAGGTAATGTGATTTGAGTCGCTTTATTTAATTCTGGTTGTTGTTGTATTCTTGCTAAAAATTTTTGTCTGGGACCGTATGCAACTGGAACTTTTAATTCAGATATTACATTTCCTGCCTGATCATCATGACGAACGTAAATATCGTTAAAGAGCGTACCAAACGCTATAACCGTCTTCCTTATAATTTCGTGATAAAAATAATTTCCTAACATTAGTAATTACCAAATGGATTTGACTCTGTAAAATCGAGGATAGCATCTGCCTCCGACTCAAATATGTCACCTTCATTATATTTATCGGTGCTGTCATCCTTGTCATAAATTGAAACACTGAATAGTGCACCAGATGTAAGACCTTTAATATCCTCACCAGCAAAGAATCCAAGAGTTGTGGTGCCCACTCCAACATTACTAATTGATAATATACCAGTATCCTGATCCCAATTCTTAACTCTTGCTTGTGTTCCTGAACGCATTCCCTGAACTATTTCGTTGAATAGATAAGTTCCGATACCACTAATTGTCTCTGGGTCAGAAATGGTGACTGTGGGTACAGATGTATATGCTGTACCAGGATTCGATACAAAGATTGAATTTACACGATTGAAACCATTACCAGCATCACCAATTGATGCAATACCAACTGCACGATCACTTGCAATACCTGCAGGTGGCACAGAGACTGTTACAGTAGGCACTGTTCCAAATCCAATACCATTTTCAGTCATAACAAATCTGACAACACCTTGAGATGATGTATTGATTGAACATGTAGCTGCAGCACCAGTTCCACCACCACCTGAAATAGTAATTATAGGAGGAGTTGTATAATTTGCACCAGCGTTTGTAAGTAATATTTTTTCAACAGATCTGACACCTGCTCTTTCTGTAGTGAACGCAACAGCAGTTGCATTATCACCTGATTGTCCACTAGGTGATGTACTTATTGCAACTATTGGAGTGCCTGTAAAACCAGATCCATCGTTATTTAAGAATATTTCACGTATATAACCAGTATTAATAGACGCAACAGCTGTTGCTGTTACACCTACACCCACGAGTTGTAGTGTAGCAATATATCCTTCTTCTTGAACTTGTGAATCTATTGACTCAATTGAAGTATCAATAACTTCATCCTCATACTCAAATAATTCACATTTAATTTTATAGACGTAGGTACTTCCTAATTGATAGAACGGATCCTCATGCTCAACAAATTTTATCTCAAATAATCTTTGTCCAAGTGGAAAGAAAATTAAATCACCCTCTCTTGGTCGAGATGATAAATCAATATCATCAGATGCATCCATGAATGGAGCTATAAACTCCTCAAACCTCTCTTTTGATACAGTGAGTTCGACTTCATCTCTTAAACTCATTCCAAATTTAGTAAGAACATCACCTGCACCAGAGTATCCATCATATGAATTGACATACATTTCAACAGAAAAATTATCATCAAATTTAGATGCTGTTACTTCTTCAATAATTGTTGATTTATTAACAAATTTTCTAGGAATATATGTTACTTCTTGACCGTAAATTTTTAGATGTTCATTTATTAAACTTTGAACTAATCTTTGTTCACCTCGTGATCCTTGTAGAAAGTGTGGATTTAATGCCATGATACATCACCCAATAAAATCAAGAGGAGGCATTTCATAATCCATTGCCATTCTATCTCTCAATGCCTGTAATTCTCGTTCTCCATCATCGTATATTTCTCTTCCATTCAATTCAATACCACCTGGTAATTTAGTTCCTCTAAATTTAATTAAATTCATACCCCATTGTTTTTTCATTAATGCAACAAAATATCTTTTTACAAAGGGATCATTATATATTTGATTATATTCTTCTGGATCTAAGGCTCGAAAACAATCTATAACTATAAACTCACCTAATTGTTGTGCTCCCCAATCTATGTCCAAATATAATCTATCTTGTCTCTGATTAAATCTTATTTGTTTTTCCGTTGTAAGTAAATGATCTATATCCTCTAGATATGTTTTTGTCATCGCATATTGTAAAAGATTAACAGAATTAAAGTAATATAAATCATTTAAGAATAATTGATATTTAATACTAAACATTCCACCAGAAATAGAACTCGTATCAAACTTAAAAATACGATTAACTCCTATAACATGATCTGGTACTGCTAAAAAGTTAGATGTTTCATAAAAATTACTTGTTACACTCGTTGCAGAGTTAGTTTGTATACCTGTTGTCGTAACTATACCAACACCATCAGTACCCTGTGCCCCTCCCCTATCAAGATCTTCTTGTGTAATTTTATACTTAAGAAACATTCTCTCTATGCCATTATAATGTCTCTCTTGATAAAATTGAAGGGCATCATCAAGGGCATCATGAATTTGATCTGTATCAAGATTAATCTCTAAAACAGGATAACCCAGTTTACGCAAACCGAAATTTATTAATTGTCCTCTACTGTTTGGTTTAGCCATTATTCATTCTTTAAGTTTGCGATTTCTTCTAGAAGTTCTTGTTTTTCTTTTTCAAAATCATTTTTAAGAGTCTGTAATTTTGCCTCTAACAGAACGTTTTGATTTAATGCTGATGCTAATTTAGAATTATATAAGTTGACGAGTATGTTTACGTCCACTTCACTGTTTTGTTGCATTTAGAAAGTTCCTCCGTCTAGGGTCGATGTCCAGTGTGGTTTATTAACATATGTAGTTGCTACACTAGATGGTGCTGCGAGGTTTGCAGTTCCACCACTCTGACCTTCTCTTATCAATGTATTAGAGTTATTAAATGTTCCCTCTACACCGACAAGTGGTACAGATGTTCCTGCATTAACTGCACTCTCAACCACACCAAAAGCATTTGTACTATCTTGTTTAATAATATCACCTTGTACGAGTGTGACGTTACCAGGCATTGTTAGTACAACTTTTGTAATCGCAGTTAATACCTGTTTAGAAGTAATAGTGGGAGATGCAGGAGCATTTGTTGATTGCTGCAGACCTTCACTATCAAACCAAACAACACCACCTGAATTGAAGTCACCTGATTGATAGTAGATACCTTTAATATCTAAAAATCCTTTTGTACCAGATACAACACTGGCAGTTATTGCAGCATCAGGAACATATGTCCATCTACGACTATTATCACCGTGAGTTCCATGATTACCTGTTCCTGCAGTGCTTGATGCAATTGAACTATCATCTAGTCCAAAGAAACCTGTATCTGTGTTTGCAGTTCCAATACCAGTATTATACTTGAAACTTAAACCACGGTCAGTATTGGTGTCAGTTGCATGAGTGATTGTAAACTGTGAACCTGTTG